TTGAGTTACTGTTGGTTTTTCAACCGCTCCGACAATGTACCCGGCTGGGATCACTTTCAGAACACTTATGACGAGCTGCTCGAGATTGTCGAGCGATGCGGGATTGCTGTTATAGGCAACCGCTACTGAGATTACAAGATTAACTTTGATGTGAAGCGTGGATCCGTTAATAGTTTCCATTTCCAGATAGGGAGAATCTGGGACTGTCACCACGAATGGCACCATGGGAGCCTCGGGGACGTAGGCATAGACATTGCCGGCTACGCTAGCAAAGGCTGTAGCTAGTGGCTGGCGAACTGTGTCAAGGATTGTCGAAGCAGGCATTATTGCACCATTGAATCGGTGTCGATGTATGCCCCTAATAGTCCTGAAACACGATTAAAGAGACTGCGCCCTAAGCGGTAAGGGCTCACTTGAGTAAAGTCGATGCCTTCGATTTGTCCGCCTGGAGCGATGCGAGATTGGAATACTTCTACTGATACGGCTAGGACTGCTGATTCTACCGCGCTGTTTCCTACATAAGTAGCTGCGCCAGATAGTGTGGCCAAGCCTGATGGAATTACCTTGCGCTCTGTAATGTCGGCGTTAGTTAGGGCTACTGTAAAAAAGCCGTTAAATTCTCTGTAAGAACCATCTAAAAATATGCGTGAGTTGGATCGTAGAACGAATGAATCGTAATCTAGGTTGCTAGATTCTAGGATTGTAAAAGTGCCGTTAAATGGGGAGCCTACGCCAGTAATGACTACGCTCTGACCCGCTGAAAAGTTATTATCGCCTAGGACATAATATGTTGCAATGTTATCTTGAAGCGCCACTACATCGATAGGGCTTGAGTACTTAACCAACATAGGCAAGATAACTGCCTCAGCTGTATCGATCACATCTGTTAGATATGCGTCATTATAGAGGGACGTAGAGACACCAAGAATAGACCTTAGTTCTGCAACTGTAACTATTGAAGCCATCTCTACATCCTCTCTATTAAACGACTGGGGGAGCCACCGGGAGCAGCAGCCCCCCCATGATTAGTTATTGGTTATGCAACCATGTAGCGGTAAGAGCCTGCACCGATTTTGGTAGCGATTGCGCCGTAGCCGTAGTATCCAACTTCAACCTGACCTGTTGAGATGAGGTTTGTCTGAAGTGAAAGGCGTGGGCTTTCGTACCATGTGTATGAATCTGGGTTGATGACGATCATTGTGTTATCGCCAATTCCTGAACCATCTGTCAAAGCACGAGAAACGCGGAGGTTGAGACCGAGAAGGTTCCCGCGAACTGCGGTAGCTGTCAAAGTTCCGCCAGCGTTCTGAGGGTTGATTGTCTGCTGGAAGATTGGACGATTTGAAGAATCTACCAAGCCCATCAAAGCGCCCCATTGTTCTGGAGAAACTACGATGTTCTCTGCAAAGCCAAGGGTTCCCTTGTAGATAGAAACTGCTGCATCCGATACGAAATCAGCTGCAAGAGCGCCTGTAGTAATTGCTGCGCGGTTTCCGCCGTCTGTTCCGCCGTTGATTAGCGCGGTTCCAACTGCTGTGTCTGTGGCCTTTGCGTAAGCAAACTCCATTTGACGTACAAGTTCAGCAAAGAACGCTGGTGAGCTGCGATCTAATAGCTCAAGCGAAAATGTCTGACGGCCAATGAACTTCTGGACATTTACAGTAACGAACGCTGCATTTTGGTCTGTCTCAGATGGTGCGCCGCCTTCAGATGCAACTGCAACTGTTGGAGCAACTGTAATCTTTGGGATTTCGAAAGTCATACCTGCATCTGGCAAAGCGCCTGATGAGATTGAGTCAATAAACGGACGATCTGCGTTTGAGATGCCGTTGATTACCTCGGTGAGTTGACGAGTTGGTACAAGACCAGCGTTGTCTGTTGTGTCTGCTGCTGCTGCAACATACATCTTTGATGTGTCGTTGCCTAGTGAGGCGCGGACTGAGTGCTCGAGATAAGAAGCCTTATCAACGATTGGATTACGAACTGTAGTTGAAATGTAAGGTGCTGTTGCAGCCTTAACTTCAACCTTTGCAGCCTCTACCGTTTCTGCGGCAGGAGCAACTTCTGGAACGGTAGTGTCTGACACTTGTTCTCCTTCATTGGTTGATTGTGTTTCTTCCTGAGTTGTCTCAGAAACTTCGTTTGATACCGCCGCTACTTTCGCGACCTCAGCGCCGGGTATGGCGCCGTCTGTGACCAAGCTGACCTCGATGAGCTTGGATGAACTGATAGCCATAACGCCATCCTTGTTATCCCAGTCTTCAACATCTACGCCAACGCTAAAATCTGAGCGAAGGCCAGTTGCGGCTTCCTCGAGAGCATCGTTGCCGGCTGTTGTCTTTGCGATCTTAAATTCTGCTGTGATGCCTTCTGCATCTTCTGAGAAAGAAACCATTTTGCCCAGCGGACGAGTCACGTCATGCTGTAAAACTAGCTTGATGTTCTTTGCCATGGTAATTGAATCAGACTTGAACATAGTGCGGCCTGCTGATGTGTTGCCTTCAGCGTTCCAGGTCACGATGCGTCCTGCGATGATGCGAGATTCTGCATCCGCCGCTGTAATGGCGTATGGCATAGTTATCTTCATCGGGTCTCCTTGTTATCAATTAGATCTTCTTCTTCTCTAATCTGCTCGACGCTCATAGCGCCGATGCGATTAAGAATTTCATATACTTGAGCGCGCTGTAATGCATCTGAGCGCAAGAATTCATCTAGGCTAAAACGAATCTCGCCAGTTGAAGGGCAAAAGTCCGGCATAGATAAGCGCTGTTCAATGCTCGCGAGGATTGGCTTCATGGAAAAGTCGATAAGAGAACGACGCTCCGAAACGCTGTTTGAGTAGGTCATACTCGAGGCTTCAGCACTTACGAAGTAGGCAGGAAGGTTGCAGGCGCGGGCTAACTCGAGCGCAACATATTGACGAGCCTCGTTCAGTTGCAATTTGGCTGGGTCTATACCTAACGCCTGCAATTCAACGTCTGCATTAAGAAACGCAGTAGATTTAGTAAGACGAGCAGTTCTCCATGACTCGAGAAGTTTTGAGATTCGCTCTGCTGGAAGATTGGTGCCGTTTGACTTAAGAACTTGTAGTGGGACTGGCTCTTTAGCAAAAGTTTCAGCGGCTTGTTCTAATGCATGAGCTGCGCGAATAGTGCGGCCTGCGCGATTTAGTAAGCCTTCATCAAGTCCGTAGAAAACTACAAGAGAACCAACGCCTTGAGTTGGAACTACTGATCCATCGACTTGATAGCCAACGATTTCAGTTTGGTTATTATTTAATTTTGGAGTTACGCGGTCTGGAGCAATTCGAGTCCATGCTCGGACGCGACCTGTGTCCCCATATTGCTCTAAAACTTGACCATACCCAACCCCATGAAATAGTAAATCTTCTGCGAGCCACGCATAGATAGCAGAACCAGGAACGCGTGGGTCTGGCTGATTGATAACCGCTGGGGTTCCCATATGTGATCCATCGACCTTCGAGTATTGCTCCAAAGGCAAAGCTGCAAGAGTCGAGCAGATAATGTTTCTAGCGCGAGCGATTGTCGGTACGGCCATGGCCTGTTGACGGCTGGCTACTGATTGTGTAAATACGAAAGGATTGAATGACGCTGTGTTATTAAACGGCGCAGGAGTAGAAGCTGCATCGACTGTAATCTCGACTACTGGCTTAGATGTAAAGATGTCCCGGATTCCCATTGGACATATTATACGCTATTGCCTAGACATTACCCTATCTGAATGTCAACCTCTGACTCAGCGCGTGTCGCAAAGTGAGTAACCATTGCTGACGCAACTGCACCGCAGACTATGCCGCTGGCTTTACGTCCCATGACCCAACCGCCATCGCCCCGAGTTAATTTAACTGCGCTGAGAACTTGTTTAGTTAATTCCTCTTGATCCGAATGAGCAAGGCGAAGGCTAGAAACCGCTGAGACGAATTCATCGCAGCTCTGTTGATATTCCTGACCTGTAATTTCATGGATAGGTATTCCGGCAGGCGCTAGACGCGCTGCAACCGCTGAGGCTGTGGACTTGCTATAGGCAACGGCATTAACTGGGAACTTGCGAACCCAGTAAGCAATATCGTTAGCCATTTCTTTATCATCTAGGTTAACTGGGTTAAACCAAGTATGAAGAAGGCTGACCATGAACCTATCCCCATCAATTCTTTGGCCGGCAACAAGACTTCCATGCTTTCTGTCCGGGCTTAGATCGATAGCCATCCAAGTGTCATGCTCGACATTCAACTGAGGCAGATCATCGACCTTGCACTTCTTCCATTCGGCTTCTGAAATGACTGGGTTAATCATTGAGACGAACTGGCAAAGGATTTCCGTCCTAAAGATATCTTCACGATCCGAAAGGCTGTCCTTGATATTGTCCTCGTGAACTGTGTGACCAAGGCTCGGGTTACTTTGGTACCAGGCTTCTTTGTCGGTTATCTCAGCACCCGGCTCAGCGCTCCACTCGAACCAGCCAATAGAATCATCGGCTCCTTCACTAGCTGCAAGGCCGCGCTCTCTAAATTTATGCAGTAGAACCGAATTGGCATGGCCTGCGTTGGAATAGACATAGGCCTGCGGGTTGGGATTACTCATCTGGGTAAATCGCATCGATGACCACACGTCTTCTGTGTCGAATTCTCGTAACTCATCAATATGGATTACGTCCGGCGCTGCGATACCTCGAGCAGCTGAGTTACCGGCTCTGATTAGGTAGCGAGCCTTATTCTTAAACCGAATCTCTTGCGATCCTTTAGATTCGTACTTCTTAGCAAAGTTATCTAGTAGCACTTGGGAGTTCTCGATTATTTCAAAGACCTTAAAGAAGATTTCAGATGAGGTAGTTAACTTATGAGCTGTAGCCAGGTGCATCTTTTCGCCCAGCACATAGATTCCAAAGAGAATACGAAGCGCCATGAAGGTAGATTTACCTTGCTGACGTGGAAGCATGATGCCTATTAGGGGATGTAGCCACCTGCCGTCTGGCTTGTATCTCAGGCAGTCTCGAGCCAACTGTTCCTGCCAAGGCAAGAGCGGGAAGCCGATATCGATGCAGAACTGAATCATCTCATCGCCCCTAGTAGGCAAATCGCTAGGCTTAGACCGGATTCTAGGCGTTTGAGAACCATAACGTACTTCTGTTACCCCTACCTCAGCCGTTTGCAGCCCTTCTGAGCCGTTTTGAGTCGTCATGACTGGTTCTCATCCGATTCAAGCCGATAGTGGCTTATTGAGGCGTTTTCGGGGTAAAAAGAAACAGGAAGGGTCGGGGTT